CTGGCGCGATAAAGTCGAGAGCGACCACACATCCAGCGACGGCAGTATGACGCCGCAAGTGGTTGAGCGGATCATCGTCAAAGCAAAAGATGCCTAAAAACCGCCTGCAAATCCCAACAGCAGCAGCGTTCATGCCGCTGCTCGATCCATCCCGATACAGATGGTTTCACTTGATGCGGGCCGAAATTTGTGGAACACTGTCGTTGTTGAAGCGTCGATGTCCACGGGCTTCGGCCCGCGCTGATGTCCACCTATATGGGAAGCCAAACCTGCCAGGGTTTGGCTTTTCCTGTTTAAGGTCCCCCGCATCAAGGCCGATTGGCAACCTTCGGCGCAACTCCCGGCTTCAACCCGACAAGCTACATTTTTAACATGAAAAACCGCTTCAAAGAAGACTGGCGCGATAAAGTCGAGAGCGACCACACATCCAGCGACGGCAGTATGACGCCGCAAGTGGTTGAGCGGATCATCGTCCAGGCAAAAGATGCCTAAAAACCGCCTGCAAATCCCAACAGCAGCAGCGTTCATGCCGCTGCTCGATCCATCCCGATACAAAGGCGCGTGGGGTGGCCGGGGGTCTGGCAAATCCCGCTTCTTTGCTGGCCTGATGGTTGAAGAACATCTGCGCTTCCAAGGCCATCGCAGCGTCTGCATCCGCGAAGTGCAGAAGTCGCTCAAACAATCGGCCAAAAAGCTGATCGAGGATACAATCCAAGCCTACAATCTTGGCGAAGCCCAAGGATTCAAGATATTCCGCGAAGTAATCGAGACGCCAGGCGATGGGCTGATCATATTCCAAGGGATGCAAGATCACACCGCCGATAGCGTGAAGTCGCTGGAAGGCTTTGACCGCGCATGGGTCGAAGAAGCCCAATCGCTCTCTGACCGCTCCCTGTCGCTGCTGCGCCCAACAATCCGCGCCGATGGTTCTGAGCTTTGGTTTAGCTGGAACCCTGCCCGCGCTACCGATCCGATTGACCAGCTATTGCGCGGATCACATCTGCCGTCAGGCGCAAGCGTGGTCCGTGCCAACTGGTCGGACAATCCGTGGTTTCCCGACGTGCTTGATCAGGAGCGGCGCGATTGCATTGCCAATCAGCCGGAACGCTATGGCCACATCTGGGAGGGCGAATATGCCACCGTGCTAGAAGGCGCATATTATGCCAAGCACCTCACAGACGCCCATCTAGAGCGGCGCATTGGCTTCGTGGCGCGCGATCCGCTAATGAAAATCTACACCTTCTGGGACATCGGCGGCACATCCAGCAAGTCCGATGCGACATCAATCTGGGTGGCGCAATTCGTCGGGTCCGAGGTGCGAGTGCTGAACTATTACGAAGCCGTCGGCCAGCCGTTTGAGGCGCACGTCAATTGGCTGCGCGCCAATGATTATGAGGATGCAATATGCGTTTTGCCGCACGACGGACGCAAGCACGATCAGGTCTATGCGGTCACGCCCATGTCTTACCTGCGAGAATCAGGCTTTGCGGTGGAGCTGGTGAAGAACCAAGGGGCAGGAGCCGCGTTGCAGCGGATTGACGCAACGCGCCGATTGTTCCCCTCGATCCGGTTCAACGCTGACACCACAGAAGGCGGGCGCGATGCTTTGGGCTGGTATCACGAGAAACGGGACGAAAAGCGCGGCATTGGTTTGGGGCCAGAGCATGACTTTGCAAGCCACGGCGCGGATGCCTTTGGATTGCTTGCAGTGTTCAAGGCATCAATCCCGTCACAAGACGACTGGGGCGCTCCATTGCGGCGAGGTTTGAAAGGCGTTTTGTAATGTGCTATGGTGGCGGAAGTTTGAATATGGGGTCCACAATGAAAAAGCCGAGCAAAGCCGACGCCAAGGTGGCTAAGGTCATGGGTGAATTCAAACGCGACACGCTTCACGCAGGCGCTGACCCGGCAGGCCCGAAGAAAGCGCCCGTTGTTAAATCTCGCAAGCAGGCCATCGCAATCGCTCTCAGCCAAGCAGGAAAGGCGAAGAAGAAATGAAAAAGCCAATCAAATTCACCCCGTGCAAGGGCTGCCCGAACCCCGCCAAGTGCAAGGCGATGGGCAAGTGCATGATGAAGGGCGGCAAGAAATGAGCGACGGCTTGTATGCCAACATCGCTGCTAAAAAGCGCCGCATCAAACTGGGCAGCGACGAGAAAATGCGCAAGCCTGGCAGCAAGGGCGCGCCGTCCGCAGCAGCGTTCAAAGCATCCGCGAAGACGGCTAAGAAGAAATGAAAACCCCGGCATGGCAGCGTGCTGAAGGAAAGAACCCCAGCGGCGGCCTGAACGCCAAGGGGCGCGCGTCTGCCAAGGCCGAGGGAATGAACTTGAAGCCTCCTGTCAAGACGGGCGACAATCCGCGCCGTGCATCCTTCCTCGCCCGGATGGGCAACATGCCGGGGCCAGAACGCAAGGACGGCGAGCCAACGCGATTGCTCAAGTCGCTGCAAGCCTGGGGCGCGTCCAGCAAGTCCGATGCCAAAGCCAAGGCCAAAGCAATATCGGCCCGCAATGAGGCGAAGAAGAAATGACCATCACAAATTACGGCACGCTAAAGACGGCGATTGCAGATTTTCTTAACAGAGACGATCTAACCGCAGTCATCCCGGATTTCGTCGCGCTGGCCCACGCGCAGTTCAACCGCAAGATCCGATCCCATCGGCAAATCACGCGGGGCAGCCTGACGATCAATACGCAATTCGAGGCATTGCCTGCGGATTGGCTGGAGACGATCCGCATCACGATGGACGCCAGCCCGATCCGGGTTTTGACGCAAATCAGCATGGACGACCTGACGCGCTATAGGACAGGCTACGACGACACGCCAAACGCGCCAGTATATTTCACCCACATTGGAACGGACATAGAACTGTTTCCAACGCCGGGAACGTCCTATACCAGCGAGATCACCTATTACGCCAAGATCACGGCGTTGTCGGCTGATGGCGATACGAATTGGTTACTGACCAATAGCCCGGACGTGTATTTGTACGGCGCATTGGTGCATACAGCGCCGTATCTCAAGGACGATGCGCGCATTGCCGTATGGGCGGGATTGCTGGCGCAGGGCATGAATGAAATCGAAGAAGAAACAACGGCGGCCCGTTTTGGTTCGCCGCTTCGGATGAGGATCAAGTAGATGGGCACGACAACCACAACCTTCACCCTCAACAAGCCGACAGTCGGCGGCGATGATAACGCTTGGGGCACTGATTGGAACACCAACGCAGACAAGATTGACGACTTGCTGGACGGCACGACGGCGATCAAGCCGAATTTGTCAGAAGGGCTGTGGAAAGTTGGCGGGGTGGCGGTGACATCCACGGCGGCAGAGTTGAACTTCACGGACGGCGTAACATCCGCAATTCAAACGCAGCTTGACGCCAAGCAGGCATCTGATGCTGATCTGACGGCCATTGCTGGGCTATCATCGAATGGTATCATTGCCCGCACTGGCGCTGGGACGGCTGCCGCACGCACGGTTACGGCTGGAACAGGTATTGCAGTCACGAATGGCGATGGCGTGTCAGGCAATCCGACTGTAGCGGCTGATCTTGCATCACAGGCCGAAGCGGAAGCCGGGACGGACAACACCAAGGTCATGACGCCGTTGCGGCTTCGCAACGCGCTGAACGCGACAGGTTCCGCCCCTGTGTACGCTTGCCGCGCTTGGGTTAATTTCAACGGCACGGGCACGGTTGCAATTCTGGCGAGCGGGAATGTGTCGTCAATCACCGATAACGGAACGGGTGACTACACGGTGAACTTCACGACAGCGCTGCAGGATGCAAATTACGCTGTCAATGGCTCTGCTGATTACACTGGATCGGCAACCAACCCAGTATTCACCTATAACACTGTAAGTTCTGGAGCGGTGCGCCTCCAAACAAAGAATTCCACAACAGGTAATGCTGTTGATAACCCTGCTGTTTCTGTCACCATCTTCCGCTGAAAGGGAACCAACCATGCAAGTCATCATTTTCCCTAACGACAACGGCGGCGTAGCGGTCATCATCCCGGCCCCTGAGTTTTCTGACCAGATCGACGCTATCGCCGCAAAGGATGTACCCGCTGGCAAGCTATGGCGCATTGTGGACGCCATTGATCTGCCTAGCCGCGAAGACCGCGCAAGGTGGCGTTGGACCGAAAGCGGGCCTCTTGGGGTTTCAGAGTAATGCCCCTCATCCCGCTCCAGATCCCGCCCGGAGTTTACCGCAACGGCACTGACCTGCAATCCGCAGGGCGCTGGCGTGATGCGAGCCTAGTGCGCTGGGCCGACGGCACCATGCGCCCAGTCGCAGGCTGGGAAGCGCGCTTTGATCTGAACGATGCCGTGCCCCGCGGGATGCACGCTTGGCGCGATCTGAACAACAACCGATATATGGCGGTCGGGATGTGGGACAAGCTATATGCAATTTCTCAGGCCGGGACGATCACCGACATCACCCCGGCAGGGTTGACCACGGGTAATGCCGTGGCGACGCAAAACCTTGG